AGCGGCACCAAGTCCAACTTTGCCAACCTCGGCGACCAGCTTCGCTACTGGAGAAACGAGCTAGCCTCGTGTCTCGGCGTGCGTAACCTCCGGGAAGCGCGCCGCGGTGGCGGACACACGATCGCTCTCTACTGATGTCCCGCACCGACCGCTTTCGCCGACTAGCCGAACGGATCCGCGCGATACCGGGCCGCGACTTCGGCCTCTACACCTACCGCGTCTACGTGCGCACCTCGACCCGTGACGGCGCTTTCGCGCTGGAGGGTACCGAGACCGCGAGCGAAACCGAAGTGCTCAACGCCGGATCCCCCGTGCGGGTCCGCATGGTCAACGATGAGCAGCTAGCCCTCGGCAACATGGGCAAGGGCACCCTTACTTACGGTGGGCCCGATCACCCCAAACCACTCCACCGGCGGCATGACGATCGCCTCGCTGACCGATCCTGGCGCGCGTGAGCAGCTCCGTTTCCGCGTGACCGGTCCCGACCTGCCAGCCGCTGGCGCCTACTACGCGCTCCACGCCGTCGAGGCGGACCGCGCGATTCACTACACGCTCACGCTGACCCCGGAAGGCGCTGTCGCTACATGACCTCCCTCTACGCTCGTCACGGTGCGCTGACTCTGCCACCGGACGTGGCGGACGTGGGCGACTCGCCCCAGGCTGCGCTAGATCCGGGCCTCGACACGCTGGTCAACCTGTTCGCTACCGCCATCGCCGCGGAGCTCGGCGAGGTGTTCAGCTTGGCGAAGATCGGTACGTCGCTCGCGGACTTCGACGTCGTGCAGACCGTGCTGCCGATGGCGTCCTCCGCTTCCGTGCTGAAGCGCTACAAGGTCGGATTCCCGCTGCTCTGTGTCTCCCGCACTGGCGAGGGCACCTATGCGGAGTTCACCTCCGGCGAGGACATCCTCACACAGAAGTGGATGGTCGAGTACATCCTTGGTCCGCTCTCGCTGGACGACGAGCGCAAGCTTGGCTCGCTGTGCGTTGCCGTCGGGAAGGTGATCAGCCTGACCATCCGCCGTGGCTCGCACCCCGACTTTCAGGGTGGCGCGATCCAGTTCGGCGCGCCCTATGCTGGTGACGACGAGATCGCGGACGGCAGCGGCGGCGCACGCTTCTCTAGCGTCAAGCTGGTCTCGCAGGGTCTAGGCCGCGCACCCTTCTCCGATGCGCCCGATGCGCCCGAGTACATCGGGATCGCGCTCGTGCTGGAGACCGTCGAGGTCGAGACGCTGACCGACACATCCACGGATCTGGACGGCGCCTCCTTCGGGACGCTGGAGACCGGAGGCGGTGGCGGTGGCGCTGAACCGTACTACTTCGACACCGATCAATGACCATCCTCGATCTCGCCAGAGTGAAACAGGCTCACACCCGTTTCCTCGCGGCGAACGAGCGCATGGTCACCTCCGTGCTTGAGCGCACCGGGACCTTCGCCGAAAACTACGTTCGGCAGCATCCGACATTCAAGCGTCGGACCGGCAAGACGCAGGATAAGACGAGTCACCGCGTGGTCAAGCTGAAGAGCGGGGCAACGCTGGTGATCAAGAACACCGCAAAGCACGCGATGGCGCTTGAGTACGGCTCGCGCCCTCATGTCATCCGACCGAGGCGCGCCATATTCCTGCGCTTCATGGTCAAGGGCAAGGCGGTCTTCGCTCGCAAGGTGAATCACCCGGGAAACAAGCCCTACAAGTTTCTCTACCGCGCCCTGAACGCTTCAGGTCGCATTGTTGAACCCAATCTCCGCGACGATATGGCGGAGATCGCTCGCAAATTCTGACACCGCACAGCGGGAAGGTTACGTATATGCTCGCATTCTACGCGAAGCCTGGACACAGCTGTTACCCGCCTGGGGTGAAGTTCGTTGGCCAGGTCAACCAGTACATTGGACAGTCGTGGACCAAGCTTCCAGACGGAAGCGTCGCTCTGATTCACGACACCTCTCCGGTGCTCCTGGATCCGGCGAGTCCCGAGGGGCTCCGCGCGGCAAAGCACTGCCGCCAAGGCGGACTGTGGCCAGCGGATCGCAAGACCGCGCAGGCGTGCGGCGTGCCTTTTGTAGCGGTTGAGCATGACGGCGAGCAGTGGGTGCCAGCGAAGCCAAGGGCCCAAAAGCCACCCGGAAAGGACAGCTGATGTCACTCGCAATTCTAGGATACCCCAGCAGCTGGCGGTACCCGTTCGTGGCGGCCGAGATCCGTTTCAATCAAGGCCCATCCTCCAGCGCCACCGGCGTTCGCAAGGTGCTCTTCGTTGGCCCAATGACCAGTTCGGGCACGTGGACCGCGGGCACCGTGTACGAGGCGCCTGACGAGAAGACCGTGCGGGACGGAGCTGGCGCCGGCAGCCCACTACACCAGTCGGGCCGCATGTTCGGCAAGATCAACAAGACCGCAAAGAAGTTCTACCTCCCCGTCGCGGCCACCAACACCGGTGCCCCCGTCGCGGCCAACATGACGATCATCGTCACAATGAGCAGTGGCACCAACCCAACGGCAACGGGTAAGCTCACGCTGCGCCTCGGTGGCGAAGTGGTCGACATCGGGTTCAAGACCAGCGACACCGTGACCACAATCGGCGACCTGATCGAGTCGGCCATCAATGTCCGCGACTGGCTCGGCTACACCGCCTCCAACTCCGGTGGCACCGTGACGCTGACCGCCAAGATCCCGGGCATCTCACAGGGCGACGGCACGACCGGCGTGCACCGCGTTGGCGCGGTTGTGGAGCCCGGCAAGAACGTCATCGTGACCCCCGAGGCCGCGGCGCTCGGCCTGGGCACAGGTGCCGATGGTGTCGAGGGCGACGTCACCGAGATCGCAGGCATCACCGCCGCGCTCGCGACCGTGACGAACCGCGACGAGTACTACATCGTCTCGGCCTCGCAGTGGTCCGCTGCTGGCCTCGCGGTGTTCAAGTCGCACATCGTCAGCCGCAACGAGCCGAACCCCGGCAAGTTTGGCTGCGTCATCGCGGCTAACACTGGCGCGCTCTCCGCCGCTCAGACCATCGCGACCGGGCTCAACACGAACCTGATCAACATCCTCTGGCAGAAGAACAGCGAGCATACCCCCGCGGAACTGGCGGGCGCCTATGCCGCGATCCTGCAGAAGTACGAGGAGCTGGACCCGACCGCGAACCTCAACGGCTACGGCGAGGCGGACTGGCCGATCCTGCCCCAGTACAGCAGCGCGGACTGGCCCGACGGCGACGACCTGAACGACGCCGTGCTGGACGGTCTCTCGCCGGTCGAGGCGGTGAACAGTTCGCGGACGCTGCTCGGGATGAACGTGACGACCCAGAGCAAGAACGCGGCCGGATCGCTCGATGATCCGCGCAGCCTGGAGCGTCACCGCGTTTCCGGAGCGCATCACCTGCTCACCAAGCTGAAGACCCGCTGGGCACTGACCTTCGCCCGCAAGAAGCTGCGAAAGGACGTCTACGACGCCTCGGGCAAGCCCATCAACCAGACGCTGCTGCCCGAGGTGACCACGCCTCTCCTGGCGCGCCCCTTCGTCGTGAAGTGGATCCGTGAGGAGGAGCGCCACCTAGCTGGCCTCGAGGAGCCGATCGAGACGTTGACGCTGCAGGTCGATCCGCAGAACGGCTCGCGCATGCAGTGCGGGTTCAGTTTCAAGGTCATTGACCACCTCAACCAGACGTCGTTCCTCGCGGCAGAAACCAACGGAGGCTAACCAGTGGCCGCATTTACAGACCATCTCAAGCCGGTGCTGCTGGTTAACGGTAGCTACCAGGTCAAGACGCAGAGCATCACCGTCAACGGTGTCAGCGGTAACCAAGCCGTGGAGACCCTGGAGGGGCTCGTTGGCAAGACGCCTGGGGCGAAGCGCGCCAACTTGTCGGCGACCTTCGCGGTAGAGACTGGCGGCCTGGAGTTCGACTTCTGGTCTACCTGCTCCAAGGGGGATTACATCGATCTGCAAGTGCCGATCGGCGCCAAGTCGATCATCGGCGGCGCCTGGATTGATGACTGCTCCTTGAGCGGCTCCAGTGGGGCAAGCACCGAGTTCTCGATCAACGCGGTCATGGAGTTCAACGAGCTTCAGTAACACACGGAAACACCTGGGCGAGAGGCGGGCGCGCTCAGGTGATGGACTTTGCCCCCGGTTGCGCTTCGGCGCGCTGGGGGCGTTCCCGTTTTGTGCGAGGGCGAAGGCATGCATGATGAAGGCGAGAGCGCGGACGAACTGATCGCGCGCAAGAAGGGCGAGGCTCCCGACTGGGAACTGGTGGAGCAGGCGATGTCGCCCGCGCCAAGCGAGGTGTTCACTCTGCACCGCGTGGAAATAGGCTCCAACGGCGAGCGCACACTGAAGCCCGCTGGGACGTTCCGGATGCGGCTGCTGACGCTGGATGAGCAGATCGCGGCGACGCGGGACGCGCAGGAGTTCGCGCGCAAGGCCAAAGAGGATCAGCGCGAGTTCGGTCAGATCTACGAGATGGCGCAGGGCCTGGCGGTCATCGCCAAGGCGCTCTGTAGCCCTGACCTGTACGAGCGCAAGAGCGACGGGACGTCGTTCTATCCGCCGATCTTCACCGAGATCCGGCACATGCTCAAGCGCTTCACGGAAGCGGACATCGCGCACTGCCTGAACGTCTACACGTTCGTGCGTGAGCGGTACAACCCACTGATCAGCTTTTCCCCTGGGGAAGTGGACCGGACGATCGCGCGACTCGCGCACCCGGTTGTTGGTGGCCATTTTTTAGGGCTACTGGACTCGTCGCAGCTGCGGGTGTGCTTACTTTCGGTAGCGGCCAGAGCTTTCGAACTGAGCCCGACCCATTTCCAAGACCTGGACCAATCGCTGACATTTTCGGAGTCCGAACTCGGGAGCTCCGACCCTGGCACTACATCGTTCTCTGGGCTGCTCAATTCGCACGCTATGGGCGGGCTGGTCCCAACGTCATCTCATGACGCGGCGGCGACGCTGGAGGACGGCACCGAGATCCCCGACGACATCGAGGCGATCCGAGACCTCGCGGTAACGCTCAAGAAGGACTGACCTTGGCAACCCTCCAGTACGACCTCAGCATCGTCGGGCTAAACAAGCTCCGCTCGGGCACGCAAGCCATCGAGCGCGAACTGACGGCCCACGCCCGACGCACTGAGAGCAAACTGGGGATCGGTCGCAACCCCGCCGCGCGCCGAAGCCTCGCGACCCGTGAGCAGCGTTCGTCGCTCCGGGCCTTCGATGAGATCGGTAAGGCTGGCGTCGCGGCAGAGCGCCGTCGCCACGCCGAGGCGATGCGCAACATCAAGGCGGAGGAGCGCGCCAAGCAACAGGCCATCAAGGCCGAGGAACGTGAGCGCAAGCGCGCGCTGCGCCAGCAGGAGCAGGAGCAGCGTCGCGCTGTGGCGACCGCTCAGGCTACGCGCGCCCGGTTCGCCAGCGGAGCCGCGTCCAGTCTCATGGGCGCCACAGGGCGCACATTGGGCATCGGCGCGGGCGTCCTGGGCCTTGGTGGCGGCGCGGCCATCTACGGCGCGGTCGACAGCGAGGTCAAGAACCGCGCGGCAATCAGCAACCTGGCGAACCAGGGCTACGTCGCAGGCGGCCCCAGTCGCTCCGCTCTGGCTGCCGGCATCCGCGGAAACGTGGCGGGCGTCGCCAACGCCTCGGGGCGCTCTGACGCGGACCTCGTGGAAATGGCGCAAGCCTTCACCGACGTCAGCGGCGACCTGAAAGGCGCGATGAAGCTGCTGCCGCAGATGGCGGAACTCGCTGACGCATCGGGCGCGTCTGGCTCGGACATCGGTCGATCGATGGCCCTGGCCCTGGAGGGCGTCAAGATCCGCGGCGGCAAGGGACTGAGCGATACGGACGCGGAGCTGCGCGCGCTGGCGGCAATCCGCGTCATGGCGGGCCAAGGCAAGATCGGGAGCATTGAGCTCGCTGACCAAGCCAACGCCGGCGCGGGGCGCACGGTTGCGGCAGCCATGATGTTCGGCGGCGACTTCGAGAAAAACATGGCTACCCTCGGCGGCCTTGCTCAGATGGCGGTCAAGAGCGGCGGCGCGGCGTCGTCCGCAGAAGCGTTCATGTCGATCAGCAAGATCTCGACGGACGTTACCGCGAGGCAAGCCAGTCTGCGCAAGATGGGCGTCGAGGTCTTTACCGACAAATCGCGTACGGCTCTGCGGGACCCCGCGGAAATTATGTATGATATCGTCAACAAGACGAAGGGTGACCTGACGAAGCTGGGTCCTATCTTCAACGAGCGCTCCATTCGCGCGCTTAACCCGCTGCAGCAGGTCTACACCGAGGCCGGCGGCGGCGAGGCCGGCGAGGAGGCAATGCGCTCCGCGCTGGGCAAGTTTCAGCAGGCAGCGCTAGGCGAGAGCGAGGTCAAGGACTCCGCCGCGTTCCGCCGCACGGAACCGGACCGTCAACTGGAACGGACCAAGAACGAGTTTAACCGCCTAGTTGGCAGTGAACTGATCCCGGTCCTATCCAAGGCGATCCCGGAGTTGGCGAAGGCCATTCCGTCGCTCGTCAACGGCATCAAGTCAGCTGCCGATTTCGCGCAGTGGTTCATCGACAACCCCGTCAAGGGCGTCGGCGCAATCATCGCCGCACAGGTGGCGCTCGACGTCGCCAAGGCGGGGATCGGCAAGGTGATCGTTGGCATGCTCGCTTCCGCGAGCGTCCCTGGTACCGGCATCGGCGCCGCTGGCGCGGCAGCTGGTGGCGGCGCCCTGGCAACGCTCGGCTGGGCCGGCGCGGCCGTCGGCTCAACCGCTCTCGCGATCAACGAACTCTCCGACCTGAACAAGATCTCTGGCCACAACAAGGGCCGGCGATTCGTCGGCAGCCTTAACCCGTTCAAGAACAACAAGGGCGAGGGGGCCGGGCTCGGCGGGCTACTGTCGGGGCTCAACCCGTTCTCTGACGACTTCTACGCGCGGCGTCTCGCTGTGGCCGGCGCCAACAGTGCGCAGGGCCTCTGGGACACCATGGGCACCGACGCCGCAGACCAGGCGCGGAACCGCCAGGGCTGGGAGAAGCGCGAAGCGGCGGACTCTCTCAATGGCCTCCACGATTACAGCGATTGGGTCCGTTCCACCGACGGCAACATGGACGGCGGCCTGGGCCCGTCTTCGCCGTGGGCCGCGGGCTTCGGCCTTGGCCCAGACAGCAAGGTCGGAGCAGAGGCCGGCAACTACAAGGCGAAGCAGGAGGCGGCGATCGAGGCGTCCAAGTCACCCGCGCAGAAGCAGGTTGAGGCGTTTGGTAAGGCCGCCGATGGGGCTGCGGCGAGCATCAACAAGCTGGCCGAGGCCGCCGCCAACTTCGACCCGAGCGCTAAGCGGCCGGACCGCGGCGGCGTTCCCACGGGGAACTGATGCCTGACCTGCTCCCTACGCTACAGCAGTTCCGGTGGAAGGGCTCCACGTTGCCGATTACGGGCGCCGAGTTCGGATTCCGTCACGAGCAGACTGAGCACCGCTACATCTACCGGGACGAGGAACTAATCGAATCGCTCGGGCGCAAGAACCCGACGTTTCGGTACTCCATCCCGTTCCGTGAGGATATCCGCGATCCACGCTACCGCAACCTGTTCACCAAGCAATACCCGCAGTTTCTCCGTGACTGCCAGGATAGGCGGCGCGGCATCCTTGTGGATCCGGTGCACGGGACCTTCCAGGCCAAGTGCATTTCTCTCCGAGCGACGCTTGACGCTGGCAAAAAGGACGGCATCGACGTAGATGTCGAGTTCGTTAAAGCGCCCTTCGAGGAAGACCTCTTCGGTGCGAACCGTGACGTCATCACGCTGCGTGCCGTGGCTGAGTCGGCGAAGCAGTTTGATAAGGCGGTGCTGAGCGGCGACTACCCGATCCAGGAGGTCGGCGAGCAAGCACAGCTGGACCCGTTCGCCGCGATCGGAAGCATTGCGGATCAGGTCGACGTGCTGAGCAACAAGATCCTGGCGACCTACGACGACGCGGCGAGCCGCGCGGAAAAGCTAGAGCGCAGCATCGAGCGCGCAAAGAGCCCCAAGCTTGGGCCGGTGCGCGCCAGGCTGCGCGACTTTCGCAGCAAGGTGTCGCGGCTACCTAACCATATCGGCGTCACCGGCAACGAGAAGATCGGCACCTACACCGTGCCGACTGACACGGACGTCTCCTCGCTCGCGGCTCAACTCGGAAACACCATCGCGGAACTGATCAAGAAGAACGGCTTGCTCGCGCGCAGCCCTACGGTGAAGGGCGGCACGGTCGTCCGTTACATCATCAAGGGCGACACGTTCGGCAACCTAAGCCGCAACGCTACCGAGCCGCTTCAGTGACATGCCCGAACTACCGCAGCCCTTCTTTGGCGCCATCGTCAACGGCGTCGACGTGTACCCGTCTGACGAGACGGAATACTCGATCGAGAGCGACTACACGGTCCCGACTGACGGGTGGTTCTTCAAGGTCTATCGCGACCAGCTGAGCAAGCGCCCCAGCTTGCGCGAGGCGTTCATGCCTCTGATGCCGGTCGAGTTGTCGATAGACGGCAAGACGCAGGTACTTGGACGAATCGACAGCGTCGAGGGCGACGGCACCGGGGCGCTCGTTGTTCACGGTCGCGACTACCTCGCGGATCTGACCCAGGGCAACGCGGACCCAAAAACCAAGTTCAAGAAGGGTGACACGCTCGGCGATGCGCTGCTGCGGGTCTTCGCTCCGTTTGGCGTCACGTCGATCGAAGAGAGCGGTTTTGCTGCCACGCGGAATCTGCTCACTGGCACCACGCCGAAGAGCAAGCCTCCGCGAGACTTCCGCGCCTCGAAGCTGGACGAATACAAGATCGGATTTGGCCAGGGTGCATTCGAGGTTGGTAACCGCATTGCTGCGCGCCATGGGTTTACTCTCCAGCCGGCGCCAACTCGCGGCTCCATCGCTCTCGCTGAGCCGGACTACGAGCAACCCGTCAGCTACGTTCTGCGCCGCGACGACTCGGGCAACGTACTACGCGGCAAGGCGATGCGAGACTGGTCAGAGGTCCCGACAAGTGTCACCGTCGTCAGCAAAGCCAAGGGTAAGCGCGGCGCCAAGACCGGCGAGGTCACCATCCCCGCCATCGGACCAGGTTCCCCGAACAGGCTCCACGAGGTCGACGAGGTTCAACGTATCCTCAAGGCAATTGAGGTGCAGTCACAGGAGTATACCGACCTCCCCGAGTTCGCTCCAGCGGTAGCGCCTGGCGGCTACTTCCGCCCACTCTACCACGAGGACAAGGAGGCGCGAAACGACGAGCAGGTGATGCGCGTCGCTAAGCGACTGCTTGCTGACAGGCTCCGCCGAACGCTGCTCTATGAGTGCACGGTACTGGGCCACGTCAACGCGGAAACGGGCGCGCTCTACTCGGTGGACACCATCGCCCACATCATCGACCCCATCGAGCAGGTCAACGAACCGCTCTGGGTGATTAGTCGGACGCTACGCAACGATGGCCGCGGCGCGGTCACGGACTTGAGACTGATTCGCCCGCATACGTGGGTTCTGTGAGGAAACGATGGAGGGCGTTGATGCAGAGGTTTGTGACCTGGGTTTTGCGAGTCAGGACGCTGACACCAAGGAGCTAAAGATCCAAGCCCTCGGCTACGCGGATGGCTCCTTTGATGAGACCACCGTGATGAGCCAGCTGGGTGTCACCGCGATGCCCTACCCGGCGACCCCGGAGGGCGCAGCTCAAGGCATCATCATCAAGGGCGCGGCGGGCTACGATGGGATCTGCGTCGGCGCCAACGACACGCGCAGCGCCAAGATCGTCGGCAACCTCAAGCCTGGCGATACCGTTGTGCATAGCACCGGTCCGCAACAGGCGGCGCAGCTTCAGCTCAAGGAGGAGAAGCGGCAGTGCGCGTTGGTCACCAAGAACAAGGCCAAGAAGGACTTTGGCCTGTTTATCGACGGCAAGGCCGAGTCGGTCACGCTGACGCTTCCGCAAGGAGGCACGCTTCAGCTGTCGATGGAGCATCACGGCATGACCCTGAGCAGTCCCAACGGCAAGGCGTTCATCCAGATCACCGACGAGATGATCTCATTCGTCGCGCCAAAGATCGTGATCGGCGGACGCACGCCAACCGCCCCGGTGCTGTTCAGCTTGGTCCCGGTCACGGGCACGTCCGGCGTCGGCACCCCAGCGCCCGGCGTCTTCGTGGGGGTCTAAATGGCGTCGCTGTGCAGCCTCGACCTGCCAACGCTGAGCCTGCCGAGTCTGTCGCTGTCGCTCCCTACGCTGCCAGGTCTCCCCGGCTTCTCGCTGGACTTCGACTTCGACCTAGACTTGCCCACGCTGTCGCTTCCGTCGCTGTCGCTGAGCCTGCCCACGCTGCCAAGCCTGCCGGGCTTCAGCTTAGACTTTGACCTCGACCTCGACCTGCCAACGCTTTCGCTGCCGTCGCTCAGCCTGAGCCTCCCTACGCTGCCGAGCCTCCCCGGATTCAGCCTAGAGTGTCCATTCGACTAAGGCAGGATGAACGTGACGGATGACGGGATCACGGAACTCGCTAGGTCGTATCCGCAGAGCACCGCGGCGAAGCCGGGCCGTAGTTGTGGGATGCTCGCCGCTGCCGTGTACCCCGGGATCTGCTGCGCCTCGGCGTAGTTGAGCACGACGCGCACATCGGCGAGATCGTTGACGCCCATCCCGGCGAACGCCGCTTCCGCGTAGAGAGTGTCATAACTGGCGCCGGCTCCGCGGAAGGTCCTGTCACACTGTGCCGTAACCACCGCGCTTGGCGCGGCATCGGCATCACCTACCGGGTCGGTGAGGGCGTCAGCGATGGCGTCTAGGCCCGAGTCGACAAGGCCGCCGCCTGTGCCGCCTATCGAGACAGTGCCGGCCGAGGACCCGCCGGCGCCAGCAAGGCGCTGAGAGCCGGTGTCAGCGGCGCTACAGGCCGCCATGCCTACGTAGACCGCGCAGCCAGCGATCAGGATCTTCAGTGTCTGTTTCAATGGTTGTGCCCCGAGGCGTCGTTCGCCAGCTGTAGGGCGTAGAGCACGAGCGCGAACACAGCGCCTATCACCACGATAAACGCCACGGCCTTTAGGTCATCTCGCTTCATCTGCGCCTCCCAACGGACGAGCGTAGCCACTCCCAGGAATCCCCGCAATGGCTGGCATCGGATCGACGCCGTTTGGCTATGGCACGCCCACTACCGCCGGCACGCTACCCAAGCGGGTTGCCGCGGCTAACTACCTGAATCCTGCAACAAAAGACTACGAGCAGGACCCGGACACTGGCGAGTTGGCGCAGATGCCGATTGTTCGTCAACGAGTCCTCCTGGCGCTGACCGAAACGTTCGGCTCGAGCTCGGCGCGGCCCACCGACGGGATCTTGACCCCGCGGAAGATCGGCAAGGATTTCCAGCGCGCCATGGCGGATGCCGTGCGGCAAGCGCTGCGCCAGCTGATCGAGGTCGAGCGCGCAATTCGGGTCGATGATGTCACCGTGCGCCACGAAGGTTCGCGGGCGATCACCACCCTTTCCTACACGGATCTGGCCACGGGTCAGCAGACTTCCACGACGGTGCCCAATGCCTCTACCTGAACCCGGTAAGCTCTACGTCCCGGTTGCGGGTGAGGTGCGCGATCAGATCCTCTCGGATATACGCCTTGAAGCGATCTCGCGCGGGCTCAGCACCGAGCCGCCGATCCAGCCCGGCACCGATAACTACCAGTGGGCGGTCGCGTTCGAGGGACCATTCCTCAACAGTCAGTACAACGCCGACCTGCGCGCCACGTCGGGCGACCCGCGCAACGCCACAGGCACCGACCTGGACGATATCCGCAAGGCGCTGGGTCTCGCCGAGGTCCCGGCTACCGGCTCGTCCGGCAAGATTCGGCTGACCGTCTCGGGTACCGGCAACGTCCCTGCGGATACGCAGCTAGCGCTTAGCAACGGCAAGCGTATCAAGGTGGTCGGCACGTGGTCGGGTCTCAGCAACAACGCTGAGATCGATGTCACCGCGATTGACTCTGGCGAGGACACCAATGTCCCCGGCGGCGAGTTGGTCCGGTTCGTCAATGCGCCGATCAACATCGACACCGAAGCGCGTGTCTCTAGCAACGTCCCGCTGACCGGCGGAACCGACACGGAAAGCGATGAGCGGAAACGCACGCGCATCCTGAACCGCCTCGCCAATCCGCCTGGCGGCGGCAACTGGTCGCAGAAGCGCGAGACCGTGCTGGAGGCGCTGAGCAGCGTTCAGGACGCTTTCGTGTACCCGGCGCTTGGTGGCCCAGCTTCTGAGTTGATCGTCCCAGTGCGCGACTTCGACCCGGACAACTTCGACTTCAGCCGCGCGCTGTCAACGCCCGCGATGAGCGTCATCCGCAGCGCCGTCTACGCCAAGTTTGGCTCGCCGGATGAGATCGTTATCAAGCCGCCGGTTGACCAGTCGTGCGACGTCGCGCTGGAACTCTCGATCCCTGAGGCAACCGGGGCAGGCGGCGACGGTACAGGCTGGAGCAACGTCGCGGTCTGGCCGATCCTGGAGGCTGGCGACAACGGGCGCGTGACGGTCTCCAACGCGGCGTTCACTGACGTCATCATCGTCACCGCGCTGACCGTTGTGGCTCCCGTCAACGGCGTCACCCGCATCGCCTGGTGGTCGCGGACGTGTCGCAAGTTCTACCGACGCCTAGTGGTCAGTTCTAGCGGCTCTGCTGGCGCGTACACCCTCACGCTCGACGCCCCACTGATCGATGACTCGGGCGCTTCCGTGGCGGTCGGTGACTTCATCTCCCCCGACGCTACGAACATCGAGGGCTACGGCAAGACGTGGATCGAGATCATGCGGACGCTCGGCCCTGGCGAAGCGACAGCGGACGCGAATCGGCTTCCGCGCAGCAAGCGGCATCCGTACCTCACCAGTGACACGGCGCTAGCGCCAGACCTGAAGACGTCGAAGCTTGCGCTACTCAAAGACGCGCACACCGAGATCCTTGATTACGGCTACGGCTACCGCAGCGCGACAACGCCGACCATCCCCGCGACGGTCGCAACTGCGCCAAGCGTCCTCGTCCCGCGCCACTTCGGCGTCTACAAGCAGTAACCCATGGCGACACCCTCAGGACTCCCCGCGTGGTCGCGGGCTGCCAGCGCGGAAACGTACGGCGGAATCGCGACCAAGACCAACTACCAGAGCCAGGGTGCCACCAATGGACGTACCGACTGGGCGGCCGAGGAGTTCCTGCGGCTCACGGCTGACGCGGCGGCGTGTACTCGCACGTGCCCCTTCGGTGCAGTCAAGTTCACGCCCGACGACATTACGCCCGCGCATCCCACCGTGACCCGAGTGGACCTGATGAGTGGGACGCAATCGGTCAGCTACCTGGGCAACGCAGCGCCGACCGGCTTCCCCGCGGTGACGCGCAACGGAGACGGCGACTACACCGTCACGTTCCCGACCAGTGTCACCGACGAGTTCGGCGTGTCGCAAGCCGTGAACATTCGCGGCGCTGGGCCTACCATGGACACCGACACCGCAGCGCTCGCGACTCACGTGCTGGTCAACGCCTACACGGTGCGGGTCTACGTGTGGGACGTGGCGGGTTCTCCGCTCGGAGATCAAGCCGTCCAGCTGCGAGTCTGGTAATGCGCTTCGGAGCATTCTGCCCATTCCCGTTGCCGCTCGGCGGCGACTTCACCGCGGCGCAGCACGCGCGACTCGCGGCCGACGTTTCCGCGATGATGCGCGCTGGCGACTTCGCGATCGTCACGTTCACCAAGTCGGGATCGAGTTTCACCGTCCACAGCTACACCGGTCAGAATGGCGAGGGCGCGAGCAACGCGCCGACGCTGGCGTCCGCCGGAACCGGCGCGTGCTCGCTGACCTGGAGCGCCTGGACCGATCCGATCGATCCGGAGAAGCGCCGCAAGCTGAAGCCCAACATTGTGGGCGGCGAGTGCTTCCCTCACGGCGCCTCGGCGCTGTTCGCCCAGGTAGATACGGCTAGCGCGACGCAGCTTGACATCCTGATCCGTGACAACTCCGGCGCGCCAACTGACGGCAAGGCGACGGTTGTCGCCCACGGTTCCCGCGCGGTAGCGCTGGGCGTCTACGGTGCGGCGCCAGACAAGGAGGACTCCGCAGACGAGGGCGAGACGCCTTACGCCTGGGGCTTCTACCAGATGCTAACCAGTGGCCTGGGTGACGCCTACACGAAGCGCAAGGACAGTTGGATCCATGTCCGCAAGCTAGCCCTCGCGCGTGCGCTGGCGGGCGACCAGCGACTCGGTGATCGACTCGGCTACAACCGACTACCGGGCACCTCCGACGAGACGCTGGAGACCTGGGAGGATCTGCTCAACGTCAACGGGCACCCCGGATCCTCACGGCAGGAGCGGCGCATCCGAGTTGCCGCAAAGTACCGGCTCGCCAGCGGGCCGACCGAGGCGAACGAGGATGCCGCGATCGCGGAACTGCTCGGTAGCGCATTCGTGCGCGTGTGGCGCCAGACCGGCGCAGACCTCGCGACCCCGCCCACGCTGACGCGCTGGGTAGGCGGCACGGCCGGGCCAGCTAGCCACGACCTTGGCGGCGGGGCGTGGCTCTCGGAGCGGCGCAACCTGGTGGTCGAGGTGCAGGTCCCGGCCGGAATGAGTGCCGACGAGTTTCTGTACCTGATGAACGTCCAGCTGTTTCGAATGCTTGACGACATGCTACCCAGTACCGCGACCTTCAACTGGGCCGACAGCGTCACGGATGGGTTCCTGCTGGACATTAGCCAACTGGACTATACCGGCGTCGTACCCTAATCCACGCGGCAACAAGTAGGGTGGTAGGCTTTCGTCGCTGCCCACGCTGAGAGGCTCCGGTTGAGTATTCGCTCCCGGGCCTCTCGGCGCACCTATTCACTGGAGATCTGACGATGACAGGAATCGACCCGACTGCGGGACTTGGATACTCATTTGGGCAGAGGCTCTCGTCGTCTGACATGACGACTATCGCGACACAGCAGCCCAAATTCTGGGACCTCGTCGGCGGCGGCACCTACACGGTAGCCGCAAACACTACGGTCAACCCGACGTCCACCGAGGAGTGGACGATCAACATCCCGACCACCTACGGCGACCTCACGGTTTTTGGCGGCGATCTGAACCTTACGAGTTCCGCCGTTGATCTGACGTCTGCCACACTGTCGATCGACTCCAACTCGTCGATTGGCTACACCGCGCCGCGTACGCTGGAGCGCTGGATCCACGCGCCGGCTGCGCATGTCTGGACGGTGTCCGATCAGGGCTCCGGTGGTGTCGCTGATTGGTCCTACGGTGGCGTGCTTGGCGCCGGCTCCGTGCTGACCGCGCGGGTGACCCAAGCCTACGTCAACACCGGTTCCGCGACGCAACCCGTTGTCTCGTTCGATGTCACTCCATTCCTACTGGAGGGCGACATTACGGCGGTTGAGGTGTTCGTCGATCCGGCTGGCGCCGCCGCCGCACCCGCGGTGCTTCCGCTCTGGGAGCTGTGGCGGATTTACTCCTCGGGCGACACGCTGATCGAGACCATGACGGATCCAGGCGGAGGCAGCTATCGCACGGGGCACGGCATCGCTAAGGTACTCGGCACGCCGTACACGTTCAACCCGAACGGCACGGGCGAGACGGTTTACCTGGCGCTCCGCGGGGAAGCGTCAACCAACGCAACCGCCGGGCTGACGGTCAAATACATCAAGATCACGCAGACCGTTTCGCGCATCGACCACTTCTAATGACCGTCTCATTCGCCACGTTCCCGACTTACGCAAAGCCGGGGGCGGAGGTGCGCGTTACGCCGTCTGCGGCGACCGGCTACGTGCGACTGTGGATCACTGACGCCCCGGCCGGTTCCGAGTGGAAAGCAAAGCTCGACGCGACGACCGCGACGCGGCTGCTTGTTCACGAGGGCGACGCGGGCCGGGCCTTCACCTTTGCGGGTGACAAGCCAGGTGCCTACGTGTTCAGCGCTGACGAGATCACGCGGGCAGACGCCTCTGGAAACGGCGGCCACGACCAGGCCACGGCGAGCCTGCCTACGGAAACGCTGGTCGGCACCAACGCCGTCACGCTCTACGTCGGGCAGCGGCTCACGGCTAGCATCGGGACGCCAGCAGATGGTCGCGCGGAGCTCGTGCTGTGGGTGTGGAATGACACGATCCGCGCGACAACGCTGGAACTCCACGGCGAAGTCACCCCGAGCCTGACGCCGCTTGGCGCTACGCCTACCGCGAGGATGCGCGCGGCGGTACTGAGCAGCAGCGTACAGACCGCGATGGCGGCGCTGGCTGACGTCGCCGTGGCGACCGCGCTCGGCAACCTGTCCACCATCGTCGCCAACATCCGGACGCGCTACGAGGCGCACCGGGTCAACACGACGTACCACTACGCGACGGATTCGGCGAACGAGGTCCTGCCTGAGTACGCGGAGCTTGGCGGCACCTACTCCACCGCGGAGGGCCTCGCTAATGCGGCCCGGTCCACGCGCGCCGCTTTCGCGCGGCACTACACCAACGACGCGGGCGCGGGCATCGGCGGCGAGACCTACCACCAGGACGGGTCGAGCAACAACCTAGCCGACTGGGCGAACCTGCCACTAGACGCGCCAGGCGCCGCGGACCGCATCGGCCAGATGATGGCGGTAGCTGATCTGTGGGCGTCCTACGAGGCGCACCGGGCCGACACGTCGATCCACAAGGTCGCCGACACGACCGCGCTTGCCCCGCTCCCGGCGCTGCTATCGCTGCTCCGCTATTTCTCCGCGGCACTGCGGAATCCTAACCCGACGGCGCCCGCTGTCGAGAACCCAGGCGCCCTGCTGCTCGTTTCCGCGGCCGGCATGAAAGAAGGCTAATGGCTGGAATTACCGCCAACTCGACCTCTGTCACGATGGTGTCCGGGGATACGTCCGCTGACAAGAATCAGCCCGGCTACGTCGCGGCTGAACAGATCACGCTGGGCATCGTCCACGGCTCGGCCGTGACGTCCGCGGTGTGGGGCATCGCGATCCCGTCCGGTGCCAACGCGATCCGCACGGCGCTGAGTTCTACCACGGCGCTCGCTCCGTCTTTCACGCCACAGTCCGGTGTTGAGGGTAGCTATGTGCTTCAGTGTACCGTCAACGGTGATACCGTTTACGTGCTCCGCGCGGATGTGGTGCGCAACACCACGTCAACGCTCGCCGGCGCGCTGCGCATGCTGCCGAAGCTTTCCGCCTCGGTGCCTGCTCCGACAACTGGGTACACCTACTTTGTCGACAGCGCGACTGGGCTTCGCTCACGGAAAGACCCGTCCGGAAACGTGGTGGTAGTCGACCCACGAACCGGGACCGTGACGCTATCTGGTGGCGCAGCGACCATCACCGACTTTGCTGCGACGATCGCCGCGACCACGGTGCTCGCGCTGACGCCGGTTGCCCGCGTGGATAGCGGCGAGTTGACGGTAACTCGCAACGTCGGGGTCAGCTTCGCGATCGCCAGTGCCGACGCTGCCGATGCGTCCACCTACCTGTTTTCGATGGAGGGCTAATGGCATCCGCAGCTTTTGAGGTAGACATCGCGGGCGGCGGCTACGCCGATCCTCCGCAGACCGCGAGCGGTGGCGATGTCGTTACGCTCCGGCTCAAGTCGACGACTGGCGCTGACCGCGGCATCGCGTGGCGCTGCGTCGGCACCCACAGTTCCGCTGTTTCCGTGGCGTCGATTCAGTCGCTCATGGACGCGGGCCTCGGTGGCTCGCCCAGCGGACAAACCTGCAGCTTTACGCTTCCGGCCGGAACAGGGCAGAACTACATCATCGAGTGCAAGATCAACGGCGGAAAGGACGCCAATGGTGACGCGCAGGCGGCGCTGGTTCAGACCGGATCCGTCAACGTGCTCAACAGTCAGGGCGTGATCCCGATCGGCTTCGGTGAGACCACGGAGGTCAACGCGACTCACGGCGTAGTGCCCCGACTGAACGTGGCGCTCAACACCGCGGGCGGTGGCGGCGGACTCACCGCGCCAACCGATCCAACGGATGATGCCAAGGTCGCGATCGCGTCAAGCGGCGATCTGTCGTACGCGCTACTAGCGAACGCCAACGTCGCAACCAGCGCCGCGATCGCCGTGACCAAGCTGGCGAGCGGCACAGCGAATCAGATCGTCAAAACCAACAGCGGCGGCACCGCGCTTGAGCATGGACTGATCGCCAACGCGAACATCGACACGGCCGCCGCTATGGCGGTCACCAAGCTCGCCAACGGTACCGCCAACCAATTCCTGCGCACCAACAGCGGAGGCACGGCGGCAGAGTGGGCCACGGTCACCCTCGCCACGCTGCCGGCTGACCCCGCCGACGACAACAAGATCGCGATCGCCTCCTCGGGCAACCTCGCGTACAGCTCCGCGACGCTGAGCAGCTCTGCCCTCGCTCTTGGCGCCCGCAACCTCACCCTGACGGGGTACATTGGCGTCGGCGCGACCCTGCCATCCGTCGGCAGCATCCGCGTGGAAAGCGGCACCTATACCAGCGAGTATAAGGGGCTCTACACGATCGATCCCAATGGCGGCGCGGACATCATGCTTGCCCGCGCCTGTAACTCCGGGTCGACAACTTGGTGTGAGTACGGCACGGCTGCGGCCGGTCGCAACACTTGGATCTACTCGGGAGGTAGCAACAACTACGTCGCCCTTGCGCCGGGTGGAACGAGCCGCCTGCAGGTCTCCGGGTCCTCGGTTCGGTGGCTGCTGACCGACGTTGGATTCGCCAACAACCAGGTCAACCCCACGCTGCAACAGGACTACGAGTCGGCCAACACCGCGACAGGTGACCAACTCACCGTGCACGCGCAGGACTGCATCGGCACGACTGCGGTCACGGCTGGCGCGCTGTTCTGCCGGGGTGGCGACGCAACGGGCGCGAGTGGTACGCGCAACGGCGGCAACCTTGTCGCTCGAGCGGGTGCAGGCGCGACTGCGAACGGCTACCTCGAACTGCAGAGTGGTGCGG